CTGGGCGAGTGGGGACAACCCGAGGTCAACATGCCAGTCAACGTCTGGTATCGGACCGACTCAGAGGCGTTGCCAAATGCCAAGGTGCGCGAGATTTCGCAGGCGATAGGCATGGGAGGTGTCACGCTCCCCTGCGACGGTGGGATGCTCTGGGTCAAGAAGGGTTCCCCGTGGGCGCAGGCCGTCACCGTTGAGGGCGAGGACGAGAAGGTCAAGCGCCGATACGTAAACATCAACATCGAGTTCATGACCATCTAAGGAGACAGGAATGAAGTTCACCCAGATACCATCTGACACCTTCTCGCACCTGCAGCTTAACGCCGGGCTGATGCTCCGGGACTTCGACCCGAAGACCGCGACCGTGGCCGGCTCCGGCATCATCGGCGCCACGAGCGGAGGCGTCGAGTTCAAGGCCAAGCCCAGCTACACGGACTTCGGCGAGGACATCGACAACTGCCCGGCCAACATGAAGGAGCTGAAGCGCCTCGACTCCATCGAGGTGACCATGTCCGGCACCCTGGTCACCGCCACGGCGGAGGTCGTGAGGCAGCTCGTGGGCGCGGCAGACGTCGACTCCAAGGACCCCACGCACGTCGTGCCTAGAAACGACCTCACGGAGGCGGACTTCATGAACGTCTGGTGGGTCGGCGACTACTCCGACAAGAACGGCGACAAGAACGGGGGGTTCCTCGCCATCCACATGGAGAACGCCCTCTCGACCGGAGGGTTCTCCCTCAAGTCGGACAACAAGAAGAAGGGCCAGATGGACTTCGAGCTGACCGCGCACTACTCGATGGACGCCCCGGACAGGGTGCCTTACGAGGTGTACGTCAAGGCCGGGACCGACGAGAAGGCGGGGGCGTAGGCATGAGGCTCTCCGAAATCGGCGCGGACCGCGCCATGGACGTGCTTGGCGTGCTCATCCCGAGGGTCGTGGCAATCGCCACCGACCGGCGCGTCGCGGACGCGCTCAGGGCCGCCGACGGCTCCTTGGACAAGGCGCAGGCCATCGCGCAGGCCGCCCCGCTGCTCCTCTCCGAGCACGGGGAGGACGTGATTGCGATACTCGCCGCCACGGACGGCCAGGAGGCCGGCGAGTGGAAGGCGACGCACACGCTCCCTCAGGTCCTGCAGGGGCTGGTCGAGCTGCTCACCGACGAGGAGGCACTCGATTTTTTAGGCTCGCTTCCCGCAGGGACGGCCGCAGCCTCCTCCTCTGCCTCGGGGAGTACCGGGGACCTGACGGCGTAGGGCCGTTCCTCGCCTACGCCGGCGCGAGGTCCCGCGAGGACGAGGAGCGCGCCCTGTGGCGCGCGTACGTCGCGGACAGCGTGAGGGCCGCCGCGCGGGGGGAGTACGTGGAGCGCCCGTACACGGCGCTGCTCGGCGACCTCGACCCGAGGGAGCGGCCGAGCGAGGGGTTCGGGGAGATAGCGCGCCGCGTCGTGGCCGGCGCCGGGCTTAGGGTGGTGTGATATGAACCTGCTGGACCTGATGGTGAGGATAGGCGTCGACGACCAAGCGTCGCCCAAAGTCGACGGCATAGCGAGCGGAATCACTGGCAAGCTGGGACAGGCCGCGAAGGTTGTCGGCACGGCAATCGTGGGAGCGACGGCGGCTGCTGGCGCTGGTGCCGTCGCAATCGGCAAGGCCGCAGTGGACAGCTACGCGAGCTACGAGCAGATGGTCGGCGGCGTGGACAAGCTCTTCGGCGACGCCTCGGGGAAGCTGCAGCAGTACGCGGCGCAGGCCTACCAGACCAGCGGAATGAGCGCCAACCAGTACATGGAGCAGGCCACCAGCTTCTCCGCCGCGCTCATCAACTCCCTCGGTGGAGACACCGCCAGGGCGGCCGACATGGCCGACGTGGCCATGCGCGCCATGAGCGACAACGTGAACGTCTTCGGGTCGAACGCCGAGGACGTGCAGAACGCCATCATGGGCATCTCGCGCCAGAACTACACGATGATTGACAACCTGAAGCTTGGCTACGCCGGCACCAAGCAGGGAATGGAGCAGCTCATCGCCGACGCCAACGCCTGGGGCGCCGCCAACGGCGAGGCGAGCGACCTCTCCATAGACTCCTTCGCGGACTGCGTCCAGGCCATCCAGCAGGTGCAGGAGGCGCAGGGCATCGCCGGGACCACGGCCAAGGAGGCCGCCGGCACCATCGAGGGCAGCGTCACCATGGCCAAGGCGGCGTGGGAGAACCTCCTGACGGGCCTGGCCGACCCGGACGCGGACGTGGGAGCGCTCGTCGGCAACCTGCTCGGCGCCGTCGACAACGTGGTGACGAACGTCGCCCCGCGCGTCGGGCAGGTGTTCACGACGGTGGTCTCGTACCTCCCCACCGCCGTCTCGCAGGTGGGTCAGACCCTCCTGCCGGTCGTGGCCGACGCTGCGGCCGGGCTCGTCGGCGCGGCGGCGAGCGCGCTCGGGACGGTGCGCGAGTACCTCGCCGGGGTCGACTGGGCTGGCGAGGCCCAGTCGCTGCTCGCCGGCATCCCGTCCGTGGCGGGCCCGCTCCTGTCCCAGGCGGCGCAGCTCCTGCCGTACCTGCTCGACGCCGTGGCTCAGCTCACGGTGGGCGTCATGACGTACATGTCCGAGCACGCGCAGGAGATAGTGGACACCCTGACGATGGTGATAGAGCTCCTGGCGACGGCCATCGGGGACAACCTGCCGACCATCCTGGCCGCAGCCGTGACCCTCTTCCTCGCGCTCGCGAAGGCGGTCATCAACGACGCCCCGCAGATACTCGCGGCCATCGGCAAGCTGCTCCTGAAGGCGGTCGCCGCTGTGGCAGGCGCGGTCGGGAAGATGCTCTCGGCCGGGCTGAAGTTCGTGGGCGGCCTGCTCTCGGGCGCGACGCGGAAGGGCGCCGAGGTGGTCAAGTGGTTCGCGGGCCTGCCCCGCAGGATACTCTCCGCCCTCGGCAACCTGGGAAGGCTCCTCGTCGGTGCCGGCAGGAGCGTCATCAACGGCTTCCTGAGCGGCCTCAAGGGCGCGTGGGGCAGAGTGACCGGCTTCGTCGGGGGCATCGCCGGCTGGATCAAGAGCCACAAGGGCCCCATAGAGTACGACCGCAGGCTCCTGATACCGAACGGCATGGCCATCATGGCCGGCCTCGGGGAGGGGCTGGAGAGGGCGTTCGGCTCCGACGTGGTCCCGCTCGTATCCGGCCTCGGCGGACGCCTGGCGGACGCCATGGCCACGGGCTCGCCGGGGCTCGCGTGGGCGACGTCGAGGGCGGGCTCCCCGTACCCCGCGCCCACCCGCACGACGGTGGTCAACCAGAGCTTCAACACCAGGGTCGTGCGAAGCGACCAGGACATGTACGCGGCGGCGACCATCCTCAGCAGGTCGGCGATGCGCACTGCGATGGAGGTGTCCTGATGGACGCGCTGACGGTGACCATAGATGGGGGAGGAGGGGCCGTGCGCCTGGGGCCTCCGGGCGGCGCCCCCGGCCTGCATGCGTCCGGGCTGGCAGGGTGGTACGGGACCCCAGACGGCAAGTGGCCCCTGACCGAGCGGCAGCTCGGAGACGGGGCGTTCGCCATCGAGCCGTCGCAGGTGGCGTACTCGTCCAGGACCGTGACAGTGGACGGGTACGCGCTCGGGAGGACGAGGGCGGAGGCGCTCTCGTCGCTCGCGCCGCTTGGGGCAATGGCCCATCGCCTGGTGTCCATCGCCGTCGATGACGGCGTGGCCGAGACGTACGCGACCGGAGCGCTCACCGCCGAGGTCGGCAAGGGGGTTCGCGGAGGGGCAGTGACCTTCACCCTCACCGTCGTGTGCCCCGACCCGCGCAGGTATGGTACGCAGGCGCATGTGGCATACATGAACCCAGCGGCAAGCTCGGACAGCGGGCTTGTCTACAGCGGCTCGGGCGTGCTCCAGCTCCCTCTCGCGTATGGCGGCGAGACGGCGGCAGGCGCAGGCACCGCCACAATCGCGAACGGCGGCACGGCCACGGCGTACCCCGTCATCACGCTTCACGGCAATATCGGCCATGTGTCCATCAGGGACGTTGCCGGGACCGGCACCCTCGCGTACAGGGGCAGCGCCTCGGCGTCGGCACCGGTCGTGCTCGACTGCATGAGCCGTACCGCCACGGTGAACGGCGTGGACGTGACGAGGAACCTCGTGCAGCGCACGTGGCCGTCAATCCCGGCAGGCGGCAGCATCACGCTCTCATGCACCGGGCAGGGCGACGGATACATCGAGGTCGTGTCGCACGACACCTACATCTAGCATCGGAGGATTGATGAGCACAGCATTCGGCATCAGGCAGAGCAGCGCAGGGGTCGGCACCTCCGACACTGACATCAGGAACATGACCGCCTCGAAGTGGCAGTCACGCGGCGTCGTGTCAGGCTTCAAGACCTCCGGCACGACTGGCCTCACGTACTCTGTCGGCAAGGGCATGGCAATCTGCGGCAGGGACGAGGCGGGCACGGACGGCTACTGCGAGGCATGGTGGCCAGGCGGCAGCACCCCCGCAGTGTCTGCCAACACAGGCAATTCTGCGCGCCACGATGCCATCTGGGTGTGCGCCCATGACATAACGAAGGGCGATTCCGACAACCTTGTCACCATAGGCGTCACGCAGGACTCGGACAGCAACTCCATCCCCGCATACGCGACACTCGTCTTCACGATGACGCTCCCGGCAGGAGCGACCACGACGGCCAACGCCAGCGTATACGACACGGGCAGGTATGCCGTGCCGTTCGCCGCATCTCTCGGCCCTATCGTCTACCGCGAATACCAGACGGCATCGACAGGCAGCACATGGATAGGCGCGGGCAGCTCGCTCGAAGTGTGCAAGGCCGATTTCACCGTGCCCACGGACCGCATCGTGCGGGCAGACCTCACCGTATGCTGCTGGGCCATGAGGCCCACGACCATCGACTGGCTCGGAAGCGGATATGTGGACTGGAGCATCGACGGCCAGCTCATGGGCACCTACCGCTTCGTATGCTACCCGCAGTCCACAAGCTGCTTCACCTACTGCGACTACCAGCGAGTCAAGGCGGGAGCCCATACGGCAACGATGCGAATCTGGGGAAGCAAGACGGCCCCTGCGTCTGGCATCTGGCTCGACTATGGAGGGACGAACTACTGGCCGGGGCAGAGGCTCGTGCTCTCCGACATGGGCGTTGACCACACGAACCCGCCAGCATCGGGGGCGAGCTTCTAGAGATGTGGCGCACATACCTCGCAGACACCATGACCGGCGCTGTCGGCGCGCCTATCGAGCTGCCGTCCTTCAGATGGTCGCTCAGCGTCTCGGACTCCTCGCTCCAGACCACCCGCGACAAGGGCACGGGCGAGCTTGACGCCACGGGGCTTCAGGTGCCGTGGACGGCTGTCCCCGCGCAGACTCCCGAAGGCAGGGCGCAGGCGCTCGCATCCATGCGGCGCTCCATCGTGCTCTGCTGGGAGGGCGCGGACGGGCGCGAGGTGCCTGTCGTGGCCGGTGCCATCGGCTCGCGCACCGACACATGGACGGACACCAGCTTCGACCTTCTCTCGCCCATGTCCGTCCTCTCGTCCCGCTACGTGGTGCGCGAGGGAGCGGTCGGCGCGGGAACGTACAGCCCCGACCATTCGAAGACGGCAAAGGGCACCTCGTACACGTCCGACCTCGGCGGCTTCCGTGGCTACATGAAGTGGCAGAGGACGGAGAACCCCGCAGGCGTGACGCTCAAGGTGTCCTGCGGCATACAGGTCACGTCGGACTCCAAGGTGGACAAGGACGGGCTGTGGGCGACAGTCCAGATAGGCTCCGACTCGAAGGAATGGGCCATCGGCGGAGTGCACCAGGCCGGAGTCTCGGAGATATGGCTGCGCGACGGAGACGCCTATAAGCAGCGCGGCGGAGCGCAGGACTCGCTCAAGGCATCGTGCAAGATATGGGTCCCCACGGGCGAGACCTACAAGAGCAATACCGGCGGCCACAAGAAGGGCGACCCAAAGTATCAGACCGCCGCATGCAACGTATCCGCGACAGTCAAGACCCGCGACGATTACGAAGCTGGATACAAGAAATGGTCGCAGCAGGCGCACGGCTCGGTGACGATGGACGATATCATGCTCACCGGCTCGTGGCGCTCCATCGCCTCGCAGTGCGTGTACATGTGCACGTCTGCCAAGCCGGGCGGGCAGCTCCCGATAGACCTTCCCTATCTCTCAGAGGGCGGCAGGCACTCGCTCACGCTCAAGGGCAGCGACCTCTCCAGCAATGCGTGCTCGGACGTGCTCAAGAGCATCGCGGACACCGCAGGCGGGCCGGATTTGCAGTTCAGGCCCTATCTCGTCAATTCGGGCACCGGATTCCGCTTCAGGCTCCTCGGCGGGTCTGACGATGAGCCGTGCCTGGAGCAGGACGGGCTTGTCCATACCCTCACGGCATACCCGCAGGGCGGCACTGTCGGCAACCTTAGCATTGCGCACCTCGGGCCGACGATGAGAGTATATGGGACAGGTGCAGGCAGCGACGATACCCAGCTCCAGTGCGTGGCTGAAGACCTCTCATTGGTGCGTGAGGGCGACCCGTGGCCGCTCTCCGAATCCGTCAAGTCGTGGTCCTCCGATGAGGACGCGGCGCAGCTCCAGAACGATGCGTCGGCGGCGCTCGAATCCGTGTCATCCCCGCTCATGCAGCTGCAATGCGAGACCTGGCTCGGCGACCCGCACGGCATCCAGCCGGGCGACGTGTGGCCGGGGCAGCTCATGGACGTGTGCATCGAGGGCCACCCGTGCTTCCCGGACGGCACCTACCGCATGCGACTGATGCAGATGGAGGGCGACGCCACCGAGAAATGCACGCTGACATTCGATGTTATGGAGGACGTGTGGAGGTGATTCCATGAGGCACACGAAGCTCGAAGGGCTGATGACGCCGATAGAGCGGCTGGGCCGCGTCTCGGCTGCCACATACGATGCAGCGACAAGGCCGAGGACCGCACCATCCGGCACCATCTCCTACGACAATGCGGACGGGACCCGCACCATCATCGGCCCGCAGGCAGGCTCGGCCACCATGGCCACGCACGTGGGCGACGTGACGCCACCGGGCCGCCCGCTAGGGGTGGCAGGCGCGTCGAGCGCCGGTGTGGTGTACGTCGCCTGGGGCGGCGAGCTCGACGGCGGCACACCCGCCGACTTCGACCACGTCTCGGTCTACATGTCGGTCGAGGGCGTGAGCGAGCTCGTGGGCACGCTCACCGAGGCGGGCATCGTCTCCACGGTCCCCATGGCCACGACCGCGACGGTCGAGGTGTGGGCCACCGCCGAGGACGACGCGTGCCTGGCGGACGGCACCCCGGCGCACAACGTGAGCGAGGAGTCGGACCACGCGACCGTGGCGGTCACCCAGGGCGAGGACGCCGCAGCGGTCGACGCGCTCAGGGACCGCGTGTCGGCGGTCGAGGCCAAGGCGGACTCGGCCAAGAGCGCTGCGGCCACGGCGCAGTCGAGCGCCGACAGGGCGCAGTCAACGGCAGACGCCGCATTGGATAACGCCGGGACGGCGAACGGGAATGTGAGGGCCGTCGAGGCCAGGGTCTCCGCCTCCATCGACGGCCTCGACGTGCGCGTCAGGGGAGTGTCCGAGGCGGTCTCCGCGCAGGGCGCGACCGTGCGCGACGTCGAGAGGAACATGAGCTTCGGGCTGGACGGGCTTGTCATCGGGGCTGCAGACTCCGCGTCTAAGGTGCGCATCACCGAGAAGCGCGAGACGTTCGAGGTCGACGGGAAGACGGTCCTGGCGCTGGACGGGGACACGTCCACGGTGGAGGCGTCGGCGCTGAAGATAGGCGGGTACGTCTGGACCGCCACGAACGGCGGCAAGAACCTGACCCTAGTCTACAGGGGGTAGATGATATGGCTGACTTCTACGGGCCGAGCGCCGACCACTGGCACTCGTGGCTCACGGTCGAGGTGGTGGACGAGGGGGACACGTACGCGACCCTCCGTTTCCGTGGGGGACCTCAGGCCGAGTCGTGGGGCTTCGACATCGCGTCTGGCATCACGACCACGCTCAGGTGGACCAACGACGGAGGCGCGCACTCCGGCTCGGGTGGCCTCCACTCCGCCACCGGCAAGAGCGGGTGGAGCACGCTGGCCGACTATACCGACACCTTCGAGAAGCACCACGACGCGCGGACCATCGACGCGAGCGCCAAGACCGTCAACGCGTCCGGGTACAAGAACGGCACATCGACAGCCTCCGGCTCAATCCAGATTGGCGCACGCGCGCATCACACATGGAGCTTCGACGCAAACGGTGGCTCTGGTGCCCCAGGCTCGGTCACCAAGTGGGTCGGCGAGCGCGGGTACATGCCGACGCAAGCGCCGACGCGCGGCGTCGGCTGGAAGTTCGCCGGGTGGAGCACCGACAAGTCTGCGGCGTCTGCGACGTACTCCGCAGGTGGCGAATGCACCGATGACTCAGACCTGACATTCTACGCCGTGTGGGAGAGGACCTTCCTCCCCCCGACCGTTCGCGTCACGGACGCGCGCCGCACCGGCGCGGATGGGTCAGCGGACCCGTTCGGAGACCACGGCATCGCGTCCTTCTCGTGGTCCGTGGACCGGAGCGTCGACGCGGGGAACGCGGTCGCATCGCTCAGGCTCAGGCACCGGAAGGCCGGCGCGACGGACTGGGCCGAGGAGTCCGCATCGGCGTCAGGCGCGTCCGGGACGTGCTCCAAGCTCGTCGCGACCGACACCGGCAGCGCCTACGAGGTCCAGTGCGAGGTCACCGACAGCCACGGCCTGTCATCCACCGCGACGGCCGTCATCCCGGTCGCGACGGCGCCCATCGACGTCGGCAGCTACGGGGCGTCCGTCGGAATCGGCGTCGCGGCCCCGGAGTCCCCAGGGGTCGCGATTGGGTCACCGGTGTCCTTCGCCGACCCGGCAGCATCCAGGCGAGCGCTCGGCATCGCGACCGTCGCGGACGTGGCGTGGACCGACCTGTGGAAGGACACGAGCGGGCATTACGTCCGATGGGCGTGCAGGAACAACGTCGTGTACGTCAAGTGGAAGATACCGCAGGCCACGACGGCCCAGTGGAGGGCGGGTATCCTCCCCGCGGGCTACCGACCGAGCATGGGCACCGCCACAGCGGCGGCCTGGACCGAGGGCAACCGCATGGCGACGGGCTGGGTGTACACAAACGGAGGCGTCTACTTCCAGGTCAACTCGGCGCAGACAAACGGCACGAACCAGGGGAGCCTTTCGTACCCGATTTTTTAGGAGAGCATCATGGACGACAGGGCAGCGTGGCGCGACTCGGCGCTCAAAATCCTCGTCTGGTCCGCCACGGGCGCGGGCGCGTACGCCGTGACGTGGGCGGGCAACCCGAGGCAGGACACGCAGCTCGTCGCGTGGGCGCTGCTGCTCGCGTGCGCAGTCGCCGCCACGGTGGGCATCACGTCCGTAGGGCACAGGCGCGAGGAGCGCGACGAGATGGCGCGGCGCATGGACGCGCAGGACGCCAAGCTCGACCTGCTCACGACGGCCTTGCAGTGCAACATACGCTCGGACCTGGCCCACCGCGCCGAGAAATACTTGCACCGTGGGTGGCTCACGGTCGAGGAGCACAAGAGCTGGAGCGACGCGTACGGGGCGTACTCGGAGCTGGGGCTCAACGGGTACATGTCGAGTTACATGCACAGGCTCGACGCGCTCCCGCTCAAGGAGCTGGACGAGGCTATTGGCAACGGGATAGGAGGCACGGAATGAACAAAGCATGGTGGCGAGCGGCAGGCATCCGCGCAATCAAGACGGCGGCGCAGACCGCCGTGGCGCTCATCGGCACGGGCGCCGTCGGGTTCACGGACCTCGACTGGGCGCGAATCGCGTCGGTCGCTGGCGTGGCGGCGGTGCTCTCGCTGCTGACGAGCATCGCTGGCCTGCCCGAGCTTGACGCGCAGCCCGACGATTCGGAGATGTAGCATGGCAGGACGCAAGAACACCGACGCAGGAATCGACGCACTCTGTGAAGATGCCATCTGGTGGGCCACCGAGGGCAACCTTGGCTACGACCAATGGCAGCGGGACACCTGGCGCAACAGCGGGTGGAGGACGGGAACCGAGGTCGATTGCTCGTCCCTCGTCATCGGCCTGCTGAACCGCCACGGCTACAAGACGGGCGGCGCGACCTACACGGGCAACATGCGCCGCGCCCTCATGGCGCACGGCTGGGTGCCCGTGGGCAAGGCCCACTTGCAGCCCGGTGACGTGCTCCTCAACGACTCGCACCACACCGCCCTCTACGTCGGCGGCGACATGCTGGCGCAGGCCAGTCGCGGCGAGGCGGGCCACAGGGTCCACGGCGGCAGGGCCGGGGACCAGGACGGCAGGGAGACGAACCTTCGCGCCTACTACGACTACCCGTGGACGGTGGTGCTGAGGTACCAGGGCGCGGCCCCCAAGGCCACCGGCGACCCCGACGCCCAGGAGCGCTGGTGGCTCGGGGCCAAGACCTGCCGCAGGTGGCAGCAGGCCCTCGGCACCCCGGCGGACGGCGTCATCAGCGGCCAGCTGCACAGCGGCGACCGCTACCGCGCGAGCGTGACGTGCTGCGCCTACGGCGCGGGCGGCTCCAGGCTCGTGCGCCACGTCCAGGCCGTCGTGGCCGTGGCCGTGGACGGCTACTGGGGCCAGCAGACCTCCGAGGGCATCCAGCGCTTCCTCAAGGCGCACGGCTACGACTGCGGCCCGGTGGACGGCTACTTCGGCAGCGAGAGCGTGCGTGCCCTCTGCGCGTCGCTCGACAAGTCGCCGGGGATGTGGCGCTGATGGACTACTACAGCGCCGTCAAGCACCGCCCCGACTGCCCGAGGTGCGGCCACCGCATGGTCCACGCCGTGGGTTCGTCCATAAAGGGCAACCAGTGGATTCGCTGGTGGTGCCCGGAGTGCGGCGAGGTGCGGGAGGTCCGCTATCCCTGGCCGCGCTGCCACGCCTGCAACGTTGACCTCACGCCCGTCCTCGGCGACGCGGGCGAGGTGGTAGGCTGGCACTGCCCCCGATGCTGGCAGGAGAGGAGGGCCTGATGGGACCGTACTCCCAGGACGCACACGACGCCGCCGTGGCGCTCGGCGGGCTGGTGCTCGCCGCGCTGATGGTGGCACTGCTGGCCCTGGCCGTCGCACTGTAGACGCCAACGTGAATGGAGCATCTACGACGGCGGCGAGTGCGAGCGCATATGACCCGAGTGCGGTGAGAGGATGCGCATGCTCCAATATACTGGGTTGCAGCTCTGGGAGCTTCACGCCACGGATGCCATGCGCCCAAACCGCATCCACGTCGAGACGATGGTTGCAGAGCGTGCTAGGAGAGAGGAACGATGATGCCATACCAGCCATCCCATCCCGACTGTTGGACCATGGCAACAGTCGGGGGAAATGGCACGGGAGCCATCCCAGTTGTTGCTTACTGAATGCGCACGGTAGGTTGGTCAGGCAGGGAGGCCCTTCGGGGCCTCTTTTGCTATCATAGACGGAGTGGCAAACCAACGGTCAGGCGGGAGTTCGCAT